AAACTGGAATTGCGCTATAAGTACCTGAACCGATTTATAAACGACGTTTGCCATTTTTGCGGCGTTAACAGCAATAAATTTAAAAGCCTTTACTAAACCTTCACCAGCTGACCCAGTTTCAGCTACAGCCTGTTGAAGGCCTTTACCTAAACCTTGTTCACCAAACGCTGTTATAACCCGGTCTACAGCTGGTAAAACTTCGTCATTTAAAAATTTAACTAACGTCGAAAAAACAGGTAACAGCAATTCGCCTATTTTTGTTTTAACGTTTTCAAACTGTGCGCTTAAAATGCGTTGCTGATTAGCTAACCCGTCTGACGTCCGTTCAAAGTCGCCTTGCGCGTCGCCTGTTTGTTCGTAAATAACTTTTTGTGCAGCTAAAATCTTTTGCTGCGCTGTTAGCGCGCCGCTGCCTGAATATATGCCTAGTTCTAACGCAGCGCTTTTTAGTGTGGCGTCGTTAAGTAAAACGCCAAAACGTCGTAAGGGTTCAGCTTCGCCACGTAACGCAGCGCCAATAGCGTTAATGGCTTCGTCTGGCGTAGTGTTATTGAAACTGGCTAGGTCAGCTGACAAGGTAATAAAGTCAGTTGTAAACGTCGCTAACTGGTCGCCTGCTAAACCTGCCGCTTTACCGAAAGTGCCAAAAGTACCGGCGGCGGCTAAAACTTGGTTTTGACTTTGCCCGATTTCACGCGCAGCGGTTTTAGCAAAATCGGTTACAGCTTTGCCAGCGTCGCCAAAAATTACTTTTATTTTGCTTGTGTTTTCTTGTAAATCGCTAGCTGCTTGAATAGCTGGCATAAGGCCTTTAGTAAATACAAGCACCGAACCGGCGGCAGCTATAAGGCCTGGCACTACTGAAGCTTTGAGTACGTCGCCTAATTTGCCAGCTGGCCCGCCGATACCTTTTAGCGCCTGTTGTGCTTTGTTTAAACCTGTGTCGTCAAACGTCGACGTAATCGGTATGTTAATTGCCATAGCGCACCTTCAATTTTTTGTTTAGCGTTTTGGCTACTTCGTCGACAATTTGCTTGACCGCATACTGGACGGTTTCTCTATGTTGCTGTACGGCTGGGTCTATTGCGCGTGGCTGGCTACCAACTTCGACATTTAAATTATTAACGAAATTAGTATTTTTTGTTTTAATACCGGCGTGGTCATATATTGCGCCTGCCGCGTCCATTTGCTGCGCCACCATAAGCTGGTAGGGCCTAGCTTTAAAAGTTACGCTATGGCTTTCGCGCGGGTTATTTTCGGCGTCGAATTTGTCTTTAAATTGAACTGTGCCGCCTTTGCTAGCCCGTCTACCTACCTTAATTTTTAGACCAGCTTTAGCGGTTTTGTTAGTCCAGTAAACTTCGCGGCCTTTAATAAGTTTGCCGCGCACCATACCCGATAGCGGCGGCACGTCGCCTATCAGTTGCCGGGCCGTGTTAATAATTGGCGCGCCAGCGCCTTTAATATCTTTAGTTACTTGCCGTCTATAAACCTTGTCGTATTTGTTTAATTCGGCCAAAGTTTCTTTAATGCCGTCAATTTGTAAAACTAGCTTTGGGTTAGACATAAGTTTTATTCTGTTTGTTTAAAATTTCTACGACCGTATACAAATCGGATATGCCAAACTCGATATGGCTAGGCCAGTAATGGCAAGTTACTAAAACCTCTGCCATAAGATAACTTACTGTCCCTGGTCTGCTTTTAAATCGGCGGCCTGGTCTACTACTTCAATATTTACAAGGCTGTTAATAAAAGCGTCTAGCGAACTAGGTACGGTAATTCCGTTTAAGCGGCTGGCTTCGTAGCACATATAAGCTAAGTCCTCTACGCCTATTCCGTTAGCTATGTCGGAAGCTTTGCGCCTATATTTTCTTTCCCATAAAACTATGGTCATTAAATTAGTTTGTACTTCGTAACTGTTGCCGTCTTTAAATACGGCTTTTAGTGTTAATTGCATATTTGCCTTTCGTAGGGCAGCGCCTTATTAGCGTTGCTTGTTTTTGTAGTTCTCAGCGGCCAAAGCCGCGCCATTATGCGACAGCTTTAGTAAGTGTGCCGCCAGTAAACGTAAGCGTAATAGTCGACAGTTCGCCTAAGCTTGCGTTAATTGGCGTATGGCTTTCAAGATAAGCACCCGTCAAAGTGTATTTTGGCGCGTCAGCGGCTGGCGTTGCAAGACCTGCAGCGGTAGGCGAAACCGCAATAGTTGTTTGAATACCGACAAGACCATAAATCGTTGCTTCTGTTTCTGTTGCTGCGTAACTCTGATAAAGCGTTACTTCGAAAGTGTTATTTTGCAGCGAAGTTACAGCCGAACCGCCGTACTTGCGGGCTGTGTCGCCAAAAGCGGTAGTTTCAAGTTGTTCGTAGTTGTATGTCAAAACCGCGCTTGTCGCCTGGTCTGTAAGGTTAACGCTGTTAATTGTTAGCGCTGGGTTTGAAAGATAAACGGTAGTTGCCATATTGGGTTAGTCCTTTGCTGTTTCTGTGTCTTTAGTTTTACCAGATTTTTTAGTGCTTTGCGTGGATAGGTGGCCGCCGTCTACAAGCGCTTCGACGTCTACACCTTCTAAATCTTTATCGGTTACAGTATCGCCGCGTTTAAAACCGCCTAACCTGTCCGAAGTAACCATATAGCTAATCATCTGTTTATCCTTACGCTGTCTGGGCTTGCATTGTTACTGTCAAATCATACGCAGGATAAGCCACGCCGCCTACTAAAGCTTCTGTAGGCCTACCGTCCGTAACGCCCACATTAGCACCCAGCACCAGCGAAGCCAGGTTAAGTAAGCTGCGTTGGGCGTCCAAGTTGCCCGGCCCTAAAGTTATTACCCGTACTGGAAACGACATTTTTACAATATTGGCGTTAAACGCTTCGAAGCTTGGCGCGTCAATAAAAGCGCAAGGCGGGGTCAAATTTCGCGGGTCGTTCACTACTTGCAAACCTGTTACCGCTGAAAGCGTCGTAGTTAGGTTTGTTAGCGACGTATTAAATAGGTCTGTAAAGTTTTGGGGCATTAGGCGACCGCTGGCCTATCGACGCCTAACAGCTGTTTAATCATTGGCGACAAACCAAAACTATTAGCTGTACCTAAGCCGTCAAACGACGCGAAATCTTGTACGCCGCCGCGTTGGCGATATAGCGCGCCGCCATACATAATTGAACCTAATTTTACGGCTTCATTTGGTACGGTGGTTAAGCTTTCGTTTTTGTATCCGGCTTCGCGCCTTCTGGCGTAACAAAAATTGTTCGAAGCCGCCGCGCATTGTGTTAAAAATGCTGTGTCGGCTGCCGTCGCTGTACCGATACCTAGCCAGTCCTCTATTTGTTGTGCAGTTATCCACGTGCAAACGGGCGTGGTTGTTAACGTGCCAGACGCTGCAACTATGTTTACATTGTCAGCGGTTTTAGCGAATAAAACTTGGTTAGCTATCGGTCTTTCAATGTCGTATAAAAAGAAACCTTCTATATCGACGCCGTTAAAATAATATTGTGGCAACGCAGCAACAGTATAAGTACCATTGAAAGTAGCGTCGACGCCCGCGATAGTTACGCTTTGCCCTACTTCTAACGGGTCAGCGTTAGTAACAAGTACGACTACTGCGTAGTTATCGGTTAAATATTTTTGTTTGACCGAATAGACGGCCATAGCTGGCCTTCTTTCTAGCCGTTAAACGAACTTAACGAATTTTGTAGCGTCTGCCATAAACGCGGCTGCGTAGCCTCTAAAGGCGATAGTGCGGCCCATTGTGGCTGGTACTTCTACTGAAATTGCGCCTTTTTGTTGTTCGTAGAACTCGAAGCCGGCGGCTGCGCCTGCAGCGTGGCCCATAAACGAACCTGGCGTATTCTTATCGACGATAAGTACAAGGCCTAGCGGGTTTCCGTTCCAGCTTGTAGCTGACGAATTACCGGCAGCGTTTTGGCCCATAAGATTAGGCGCACCTACAAACGGGAATACTGGTCGGTTTTGGTCGTCCGTGCTGGACGCAAGCGCCGCCCAACTGCCAGGCGTTACCACCATATGAGTAGGCAGGTAGTTTGTGTTTAACGAAATTTGCCTAGCGCCTTCGTAAATTGCAGCTACCCAGTCAGCGCCTACGGCTGTATCTGCGACGCTTGAAGTTTGCGTAATTGCAGCGTGGCAAGTATCGACAGCGTAATTATCTGTTGCTTGACCGTAAGCAATAGCAAGCTGATTTAAAATAATGTCAATGCTTGAAGGGTCACTCCAGTCCAAATCTTGTTCGGAGACTGTCACATATGTTCCGAAACTTAGTTTTGTAATATCCGAATTTGAAACCTCAACGGTTGAAGCGTTAAGCGCGTCAAATTGTGCAGACTGTTGAGTAACTACAGGTCGCGTAACAATTTTTGGACGTCGAAACGTAGCGCCCGCTGTAGGCATAGCGCGAGTACCAATAGCGGTAACAAATGGTCTAATCGGGTTAAGCCCGTCATAAACAGAACCCACAATAATTTCGGGCAAAATGCCAGGGGTCGATTCAGTATTTATATATGGGGCAACGCCTGGCGCGGCTTCTACTCGTGCCGCGTTAATGTTTGCGTTAAGTTGTGCGAAATCTGAACCGCCGCGCACATAAGCTGCGATATATTCAGACGTCGAAGGCAAACGAAGTTTTTTTGGTTGCGCGTAAACAGTGTGTACGGCTGCCGCTTCGATTACTTGCGGGGTTTCTACTGGGTTTGTCATTTCTGTTACCTCTTGTTCTGGGTCTTGTTTACTATTTAACACTACTTCGGGTTCGGGTTGGTGGATACTCGCGGCCACCCGTTCTACTTTAGCGGCTTCAAAAGCGCCGTAAGGTAAAAGGCTTAGCTCTTGCCAGTCAGCCTTAGTGATAATCATTGTGCCAGCTTCGTCAAAGCTAAATTCGACTGGCAAAATACCTACGGAAACGCTATCTAAAACGCCGTCTTTTGCTAGCTGTAACGCTTCGTCGCCCGCGCGGGTTTCGCTAATGCGGGCTTCAAAAAGCACCGTATCGCCTACCTGTTCGCGGCTTTCCACTATGCCTATAGGCATAGAACTATCGTGGTAAAGATACATTTTTGGTTTCTTGCCTTCTAACGGCAAAGCACCATTAGCAAACTTTACTTTTTGACCGTCTGACACAACAGCTTCAACGTCATATTGAACCGCTACGCCCGCTAACGTCCGTCGGGGCATTTTTTCGCCAGCGGGCGCAGCGTCTAAATTTAAATCTTGCGGCACTAATCTAATCATTGTTTATATCTACCGTTTCTACTTCGGCTTCGTCTGGTTTCATTTTTTCT